GTTGCAGAATCAGGTGAGCTGAAAGGCGAAATGCTTGATGGTGTAACTGCTATGGTGCATGAGGAAACAGGGATAGATACTCCTGGTACTGACATTAAAAATGTTAGCGCTGGGAATGCTGGTAAGTCACTCAACATTGGGCAATATGAAGAGTTCACTTTACAAGAATTCTTTAAAAGGCCAGTGTTGATTGACACTGAGACATATGGTCTAAGAGCAACAGATATGGCTACTATAAGACACTGGGACCTTTGGTCTAGAAATGCTGCAGTTAGAGGTAAACTTTCTAATTATAGTTATTTCACAGGGGATTTGTATTTGCAGTTTAATTTATCTGGTTCTCCATATGCTTATGGAAAAATGCTTTTGGCATATATTCCATATCCTGAAGCTAATTCTGTGTATGAAGCATATAAGAACATAGTCAATAATGCTATCAGTGGCTTGCAGGTTGATCAAACTAAAACTTGTTTTAACAACTATTTGTCCCAATTTCCTGGTTCAATCGTGATGGACTATCATGAGAATGAACCTGTGATCATGAAGCTGCCATTTATTTGTTATAAGCAGGCCTTTAGATTGTTCAATTCAGCTACTACTACTATCTCCAACTCTACAGCTTTCCATGACTTTTTGGAGGCCGGAGAAATACACTTTAGTCAATTAAATCCTTTGGAAATGGCTAATGATGATGTAGATGGTGAAGTAGCTATCACTGTATATGCCTGGTGTGAGAATGTCACACTAGGAAATCCAACGGCTACTAATATTAATATTACGGCTGAAATGGGTAGTAAGAAAGAAAAGAAGAGTGTTAAGAAAATTACTTTTGGTAGGGCTAAACAATTTGTTGACTCTGCAGTTGGTGATGAGTATGCATTGGATGGTCCTGTTTCTTCTATTGCCTCGGCAATAGGGGGTGCAGCTACCTCGCTTTCTAACGTTCCTATTATTGGTGGTTATATGACAGCAACTTCTAGTGTAGCATCTACTATTGGTAAAATAGCAGCCTGGTTTGGGTTTTCCAAGCCAGTTATTCTTAACGCAGCAATGTTTGTAAAGAATAATCCCTTTCAAAATGGAGCTGTGACCAATGTGGATGAAACTACCATGAAAATTGCTGTTGACCCTAAGCAAGAATTGGCTTTGTGTTCAGATGTTTGTGCAGAGGAGGGTCCAGATAATATGGCTATAAGTGAAATAGCTAAAAGGCCATCGTATATAGCCACATTCAAATGGTCACAAACAGATGATCCTATGGATACAGTCCTCTGGAGATGTTTAAACTCTCCTTATCTTTATACCGCTGCTTTCAAGGTGCAGGGTAGTAATGATGCCACAAATTGGCATATACAACCGTCTGCACTAATGTTTGCTGCTCAACCTTTCCAGTATTGGAGAGGTAGCATAACATACAGATTTGAAGTAGTTTGTTCTAGATTTCACAGAGGAAAATTGTTAGTGTCTTTTGAACCAAATATATGGCAGGAGTCACTAATAACTGCCGCGGATTCACAGTTGAATCAGCAGAATCATCTTTTGGTTGACATACAAGATACTCAGTATTTTGAGATTACTGTTGACTGGGCCTATACCAAAGCTTGGTGTAGAATGGATCAAACAGTAGCAGACCGTGATTTGGCCCCCTTCAATTGTGTTGACTTGAGGAGGAATACCCAAATGATTTTTAGTACTGGTACTGATAAAGTGCCATATAACGGAATGCTATATGTTCGTCCGCTCACTAGATTGATTCAGCCAACTACAGATTCTTCTGTAACTTTGAATGTTTATGTTTATAGTAATGATCTGCAAGTAGCGAAGCCAAGTTATTTAGCTATGGGTGAAAGTAGATCTTACTGTTATGCTGAGTCTGGAGAAACTAGAGCTATGGATTCTGCGGTGTTAAATGAAACTACTGCGGATCTTGAGGGTCTACATTTACACCATTTTGGTGAAGTTGTGCCTTCTTTTAGAGCTCTCTTAAAGCGATATGATAATTACTTTGAGGCTAGCGCTCCAGCTGGCACAGCAGGCTTTCATGTTTACACCATACGAGGTGCTCTATATTCTCGCCCCGGAAACCCAATAGGTTTCAACACAACTCTATCTCCCACGAACTGGTTGTCTACTAATAATTTATTAGACTATTTAAGATATGGGTATTTAGGTATGAGAGGTGGCATGAGATTTAGAGTTTATTCCCAAGGTGAGATTGACTCACTTGGTGGCTATACTAAAGTTAAATTTCCACCAGAATTTTTAGTTAATACAGCAACTTTGACTGGATCCACTGAAAACTTCTTGGTGAATGATGCTAATACAGAGAACATCAGAGCCTATTTCAGTAATGATTTTAATGGCTCTTTAACTTTTCATAAAGATAGCAATGGCGGAATTGAATTTGAAATTCCGTTTTAC